TATGATTGGGCAGGAGAAGGTCTTGATACACCCCCTACACTCCCAGAACTAGTACAAAAAGTTAACACCCATTGTGGTGGGGTTTGTGTACACGCTGTGGAATTTGATTTAGAAGGACATTATAGAAAAACACATTGGTCTACAACAGAGGGTAAGTATACAACAGGACCATATCCACTGGGATATACAAATAATATAAAGAAAAAAACTTTAGCTAGAAAACATATAGATAAATTAAGAGAACAATTTAAGGATAAGGCGAGTAGTACTGAAATTGGTATAACTCCTTATGTTGGTACTACTTATTCTCTTAAGGATACTTCTCATGATGTAAATTTAAGAGGTAGTCAGTATTGGAAAGATCCAGCAGCACCAGAATATGCGGCTATTGTAGATTATATTGCAGTACAATCATATTCTCATCCTAAATTTTTACTTGATTATCGAACAAAAGTTGATGGTAAGCCCAATCCAAGGTATAAACTACCTAGACATTGTACAAATCACTCAGATTGTCCTTATGATGGTGACGGTGGTGGAAAAAGTTACTTCTGCCAAGGAGGGGATGACCCAACAGGAGGTGTTTATGCCGGAGAACCTAGACCAGGTGAGTGGATTACGGTACCAGTTTGTCAAAGTATAACATATGCTTGGCCTCAACCAGGATATACAGGGGGAGATTTATCAGGATACCAAGCAACACCTAAAAATCATGGATACGCTGGACCAGGAGCTAGGGCTAAATATAGTGGTAAAGTCGTAAAAGGAATTGCACAATCTGGTTTTAATGGAGGTACTGGAACAGGAACAGATCCTTATTATATTTGCGGAGCTGCAGGATATGACCAAAAATTTAATTACCACACTATACAAGAGTCGTTAACTGCATCTTGGAATGGGTGTCTACAACCAATTACCGGAAATGCTTACAAACCAAAAGAAATAAGATACTGGTCGTATCTAAATGTTTTTGGAAGAAGAGGATTTTATAAAAATGGGGAAGGACCAATATCTACTTTTATTAAAGACCAAGCGTCAAAAAAGAAACCTAGTACGTAAAATTAACTTTGTAATGATAATGATCTATTTATAGTAAAAGAAAAATGGACAATAAAGGCATTAAAAAAAACTATTTACTAGGTACTTTTGTTATTAAAGACGAATTAAAAAAAGTATTTAATTTATTAGAAAAAGGATTTGAAGTAGAAAAAAAGGGTATTTTTGTCCATAAAACAGATGAAGAACATAAAATGTTTATTACTTATAAAGTGAGGATAACTAATGACGAAAGGAAAGATTTTAAGAAAAGAATAAAAAATTCACTACCTATACACAAAAAAGGAAGTTGTTTTTTTACAATAAATGGATTAAATAAACTAATTGAAAAGGTTTATGAATTACCCTCAGGTAACATTAAACATAGTGAGTACCAGATAAAATGGTCAGATTATAAAGATAAAATTATAATGATAAAAGAAAATGAACTACATATAATACCATTAAATAGAGTTTTCTTAGATAAGGAATATTTATAGTAAAAGAAACTATATCATGAAAAAAGAACTTAAACAAACAAATGATACACTAAATGAATTTTTAGGCGACACAGGGACAATTAAAAACACTCCTATTATAGATGATTGCGTTGATCAAGAATGTAAATTAAAATCTAAAGATGGTTTAATCGAATCAACTAAAGTTATAAATAAAAGAGTCATAGTAGAAGACGGAAGAGAATTACTTAGAGAAGTAACATTTAAGCACGAATAAGATGAAAAAAAAATCACAGTTGAGCGAAGAACTTAAAAGACATCTAGAAATAGTAAATTATACTGATACTTTAGGTAACGAATTAAATGAGGCGTTAAAGGTAACTTTTCAGGAACAGGAACCAACTGATCCCGAGAATGACGATGTTGAGATATCTGACACTGACGAACAACCAACACCACCAACACCACCAACACCTGGAGCTACACCACCAACACCTTCGGGGGGACCAACACCACAACCAACACCACCACCAACACCTTCGGGGGGACCAACACCACAACCAACGCCACCAACACCTGGAGCTACACCACCAACTGCGACACCACCACCACCTCCACCTCCTGCTGAGGTAGAAGAGGATGTGGAAGAAGTTGATGTTACGGATTTAGTTAATAACCAATCAGAGGTGGGGGATTCAGTAAATAAATTTGCGTCCCAGTTAACAGACATTGAATCAAAATTTGATGAACTAACAGACAGATTATCGAAAATGGATATGATATTCCAAAAAATAGACTCAATGGAAGACGAGATTCAAAAACTAGCACCAGTATCGCCGCTTGAAAAGATGGAACTTAGATCTTTAGATAGTTTTCCTTACAACCAAAGATTAGATAGTTATTTTGAAGATAAAAAAGCTGAGTATAAAAAATTAAGAGGTATAGATTTAGAACCACAATCACCACAGGAAAAAGAATATACTTTAACGGCAGGTCAAGCTGACGAATGGGACGATAATGAAATAGGAGGATCGTTTAATCCTAGTTATAGTCTAAATGAAGAAAAGGTTCTAGTACAAAGTGGTATAAAGAATGGTAATTGTTTTTGTGTTCATTTAGATACCACTACAGGTGATTACTCTAATCAAACATTAGGTGGATGTGACATTAGTGATTGTAATGGTTGTTGTGGAGGTGCTGGTATGATTGTGGCACCAGGTCCTAGTAAAGGTCCAGGAAGACCTTATTCAACAAAACGTACAGACATGAGAGGAGGTAATACAAACTTTACTAATAACAACACAATCCAAGGAAGTAACCTTAAAGGTATGGCTCGAAAAGGAATTAGAGTTAACCCAAAAATGATGAGATAAAGTTTGACACTTAAAATAAATAATTATAATATTAACCCAACCCGAATAGAGTTGGGTTTTTATTTATACAAGCATCTTTACTTTAATAAAATTGTTTTGTATATTTAAGTAGTAAAAAAAAATATTAATTAACGAGTTAAAATTAAAAAAAGAAAAAAAATGAGCAATATATTAGATTCAATTCTCAAGCAGTACGAGTCCAACAAGTCTGGAATGGGGACCGAAAAAAAGAAAACAGACCTTACAAAGTATTTCGCACCTTTTTTACCAAAAGGAGAAACAAGCGGAGAAAGAACAGTTAGAATTTTACCCCCTAAAGATGGGGCGTCACCGTTTCAAGAAGCTTGGTTTCATGAGGTACAAATTGATGGTAAATGGCAAAAACTTTACGACCCGGGTAAGAATGACAACGAAAGAAGTCCTATTACTGAGGTTAATGAGGCTTTATTAATGACAGGAGACCCTGAAGATAAGGTCCTTGCAAGACAATATAGACCAAAAAAATTCTATGTTGTTAGAGTTATTGACAGAGATAAAGAAGATGAAGGAGTTAAATTTTGGAGATTCAAACATAACTTCAAAGGAGACGGAATAATGGATAAACTAATTCCACTATTTCAAAAGAAGGGAGACCTTACAAACCCAAGAGAAGGAAGAGACATTAATCTAATCCTAAAAGCGGTAAAATTACCAAGTGGTAATGGAATGTATACAACAGTATCAACAATAATGGCTGAGGACCCTGCTATCTTAACAACAGATACAGAAAAGGCTAAGACTTGGATTGCAAATACTGAAACTTACAAGGATGTTTATGTTAGAAAAGACGAACAATTTCTTGAAAAAGTAGCTAAAGGGGAAAATCCTTACGAAAGAAAAGAAGAGGAAACACCAAAACAATCTTCACCTGTTAGTAATACTACTATCGCAGAATTAGATAAAGGAACTGAGATTAACATGGATGATATGCCGTTTTAATAAATATAGATATGGCAAAATCAATAAAGAAAAAAGCGTTTTCGTTAGAAGACCTACAAGGTAAGTACAGTACTAAAGCAAAGTATAAAGAAGATAGTTTCTTTGATGTCGGCGAAGCATTTTACAAAGCTTGTGGCATCCCAGGACCAGCAGAAGGACATATAAATGTATTTTTAGGTCATTCTGATACTGGAAAAACCACAGCTTTAGTAAAGGCGGCTGTAGATGTACAGAAAAAAGGTAAATTACCCGTTTTTTTAATTACCGAACAAAAATGGGATTTTGAACACGCAAGACTAATGGGTTTTGATTGTGAATTAAACGAAGAAGGAGAATGGAGTGGAACTTTTTTATTTAATGATGGTTTTTCTTATATAGAACAAATTACTGATTACATAAATGAATTAATAGATGAACAACAAAAAGGAAATATACCTTATGATTTAGTTTTCTTTTGGGATTCTGTGGGTTCTGTACCTTGTAAAATGACTTTTGAAGGAAAAGGTGGTAAGATGCATAATGCAAGTACCTTGGCCGATAAAATAGGTATGGGAATTAACCAAAGAATCACAGGTTCAAGAAAAGAGAGTTCTAAATTTACAAACACTCTTATAATTGTTAACCAACCATGGGTAGAATTACCAGATAATCCTTTTAGTCAACCAAGGATTAAAATGAAAGGAGGAGAAGCAATATTTCTAAACTCAACACTAGTATTCTTATTTGGGAATCAGAAAAACAGTGGAACGTCAAAGATTAACGCAACTAAAAATGGTAGGAAGGTATCATTTGCAACACGTACGAAAGTGTCAATATTAAAAAATCATGTTAATGGTATTGGGTTTTCAGACGGAAGGGTAATTGTTACCCCACATAGTTTTATAAGCGACGACGCTAATGAAATTAAAAAATATAAAGAATCACACTCAAGTTATTGGGTTGAACAGTTTGAAAAAGCGGGAGAAAAAATTGAAGATAGTAACTTCGAAATTGTAGAAGAAAATGTTTAACCTTTTAATTAAAATGAGTTGAGACGTAGAAATAATCACAAAAAATTCGAGACCCTTGTAGTTGACGGAGATGCTTTACTAAAAAGAGCATTCTTCGGAGCTAAAAATGTTTTTAACGACAAAAAAGAACATATCGGAGGACTATTCCAATTCCTTAATATCCTAAGGAAAACATTATCAGAAAAATATTATAATAAAGTTGTAGTTTTTTGGGATGGACAAAACGGAAATCAAACCAGAAGAAAGATTTATCCTAATTATAAAACTAATAGAAGAAAATCTAGTAGTTATGATTCTGAGTCTTTCCTAAAACAAAAACTAAAGACACAGCAGTACTTAGAGGAATTATATGTTAGACAGTATGTAGATAAGAATACTGAGGCTGATGATTTAATCGCTCATTATTGTCTTAATAAAAAAGACAATGAGATAATTACAATTTACACTGCAGATAGAGATATAGTACAATTGGTAAATAAAGAAGTTTATGTTTTCTTATTAGATAAAAAAGAATTAGTTAAAGAAGACACAGTAATAACCACTAGAGAATTAGATTATCTACCTAAGAATGTATGTTTAGTAAAGACATTAATAGGGGACTCCTCAGACAATATTCTTGGTATAAAAGGATTATCACCTAAAAGACTAGGAGAATTGGTCCCTGACCTTAAAAGTAGAAAAGTAGAGTTAGCCGAAATTAAGGAGTTAGAATATGAGGGAGATAATTGGAGGATAACCAAAGTATTGAATAATATAAAAACAGGAACAAGTAATGGGGGAGTTTTTGGCGAAGAACTCTTTGTAATAAATAAAAAAATAATTAACTTAGCCGAACCTTTAATTAATGAGGGGGCTAGAAAAGATGTAGAAGATTTAGTAAACTTAGACCTGGATCCGTCGGGTAGAGATTACAAGAATGTAATCAAAATGATGATAGAAGATGGAATAGTAAATGTAATACCAGCGTCTTATGAAGACCAGTCTGAATTTTTAATACCTTTTATAACACTAAAAAAAAACGAAATAGAAAATGGAAAGAAAAGTAAGTAAATATAGCGATAAATTTGAGTTTATTTTAAGAATTAATGAAAACATAGTTTGCCAACGATACTTTAATATAAGAGGGTATAACAATAACGCAAAAAATTCATTAGAACTTAGATGGGAATTAGATGAGGTTACACAAACAATACAAAGTTATTTGAAAGGTCTTAGTGAAGATTTTCTTTGGGCTAATTACAATCCCTTCTCTAATAAAAACTCCGTAGCTAATGATAACCAAAAAGAGGGTGAAGACTACTTTACCTTTGAAATAAGAGTAGATGGGAAGATAATTATAATCGAAAGATTTACAGCAATGGATTTCCCACCCAAAGTAAGATACTCAGTCAATATAAAATCTTTGATACCAAGTATAATTTCAAAGATTCAAAGGTGTTTAAGTAAGAAAAGATACAGTAGCGCAGAGAAACATTATGGGTACTAAGACTAGTAAGAATAAGATAGAGAATATATTTATAGATAAATCAATTATAAAAGAATGACAGATAGAAATTTCGGATACCTAGGAGACAAATTCCAATTAAAATTACTTTCATTATTAATCGTAGATAGTAAGTTTGCAGACAACATTGTCGAGGCAATAGAACCAACTTACTTTGATGACCAGTATTGTCGATTACTAATGCAACTAATTAAAGAATACTATGGAAGATATGAGTCCGTACCAACATATGACGCTTTAGACCAATTAATTAGAATAGAGGTATCAAATGAAACAGCTAAGGATTACTTAAAAGACACAGTTAAAAAATTAAAAGAACAAGATTTTGCAGATGCGGACTTCACCCAACAAACTGCATTAAAGTTTTGTAAACAACAAGAAATAAAGAAAGCCATTTCTGGTTCAGAAAAAATAATGTCTAATGGTAATTTTGAGGATTACGATAAAATAGAAGATTTATTTAGGAAAGCTCTTAGTGTTGGTAATGATAAAGAAGACGGTATTGACGTTTTTAATGCGTTAGAGGAGGTATTATCAGATGATTTTAGACACCCAGTACAAACAGGAATTACAGGGATTGATAATATAACTAATGGGGGACTTTCTAAAGGTGAGTTAGGAGTAGTTTTAGCACCTTTTGGTGTTGGTAAGTCTACTGTACTTACAAAATTCGCAAATACGGCTTATAATCTTGGACACAACGTTGTACAAATAATATTTGAGGACAACCCTAAGGTTATACAAAGAAAACATATATCATGTTGGACAGGTATTGAATTAAACGAATTATCAGAAAGAAAAGAAGAGGTAAAAGAAAAATTACAAGAGTTTCAGAAAGACAGAGGAAATTTAATTATAAAAAAAATGGCTTCAGATGGTACTACCGTTGCTAAAATAAAACATTATATTAGAAAATTAATCACTAGAGGTATAAGACCAGATGTAATTCTTTTAGATTATATCGATTGTGTTGTACCAAGTAGGGTTTTTACGGATGAATACGCTGGAGAAGGTAATGTAATGAGAGAGTTTGAAACTTTAGTACATGAATTTGACATGGTAGGTTGGACCGCAGTACAAGGGAACAGAAGTTCGATAGGTGCTGATGTGGTTGAAGCTCATCAGATAGGTGGATCAATTAAAAAAGGTCAAATAGGTCACTTCATTATGTCAATTGCTAAAACTTTAGAACAAAAAGAAAGTGGAAGAGCAACTATTGCAGTACTTAAATCTAGATTTGGTAAAGATGGTGTTATATTTGAAGATTGTGTATTTGATAATGGTAAAGTACATATAGATACAGATGACCAAGTGTCCTTTTTAGGTTTTGAGGACGTTAAAAAAGAAAAGAAAGCAAACAGAGTTTTAGAAGCAATACAGAAGAGAAACGAAAAACTCAATAATAATTAATAAAAATTTAGTAAAAATGGACGTATCAAATAGAATTTTGTCGGATATTACTGTGTATATGAAATATGCTAAGTATATCCCTGAATTAAACAGAAGAGAAACCTGGGAAGAGTTAGTTACCAGAAATAAAAATATGCATATCAAACACTATCCTCACTTGAAGGAAGAAATTGAAGACAAGTACAAATTTGTATACGATAAAAAAGTACTACCGTCAATGAGAAGTATGCAATTTGGTGGAAAACCAATTGAAATATCACCAAACAGAATTTATAATTGTGCTTATATGCCAATTGATAATATAGATTCTTTTAGTGAATGTATGTTTTTATTATTAGGTGGAACAGGTGTTGGATATTCAGTACAACGACATCACGTAGCAAAACTACCAATTATCCAAAAACCGTATCCTAAAAAGAAAAGAAGATTTTTAATTGGGGACTCAATCGAAGGATGGGCAGACTCAATTAAGGTTCTAATGAAGTCCTATATGAATGGTGGGGGTAGTAGAGTAGAATTTGACTTTTCAGACATCAGACCAAAAGGCGCTAGATTAATAACATCAGGTGGTAAAGCACCGGGACCACAACCACTAAAAGAATGTTTAGTAAAAATAGAGGGTCTATTAAATCAAAAAGAAAATGGAGAAAAACTTACAACTATTGAAGTACATGATATTGTCTGTCATATCGCAGACGCGGTACTTGCCGGAGGTATTCGTAGAGCAGCTCTTATTAGTTTATTTAGTGCTGATGACGATGCAATGATTGGATGTAAAGCTGGTAATTGGTGGGAAACAAACCCTCAAAGAGGTAGAGCAAACAATTCAGCCTGTCTAATGAGACATAAAATTACTAAAGAGTTTTTCTTAGATCTATGGAAACGGGTAGAACTATCTGGAGCAGGTGAGCCCGGTATATATCTTAACAATGATAAAGATTGGGGTACTAATCCTTGTTGTGAAATTGCATTAAGACCATACCAGTTTTGTAATCTATGTGAAGTTAACGTATCAAACATCGAATCACAAGAAGACTTAAATGAAAGAGTAAAAGTTGCATCATTTATAGGAACACTCCAAGCAGGATATACATCATTTCACTATTTAAGAGATGTGTGGAGAGAAACAACAGAAAAAGAAGCTCTTATCGGAGTCTCAATGACAGGAATTGGTTCTGGTAAAGTCCTTAACTATGACATGTCTAAGGCGGCTAGTCTAGTTAAAAGAGAAAATACTCGAGTATCTAAATTATTGGGAATAAACCAAGCTGCTAGAACAACAACAGTTAAACCAGCTGGTACAACATCATTAACATTAGGTACTAGTTCTGGTATTCATGCATGGCATAATGATTATTACATTAGAAGAATACGTGTTGGTAAAAACGAAGCAATATATTCTTATTTAGTAATTAATCACCCTGAGTTAGTAGAAGATGAATATTTTAGACCACATGACACAGCGGTAATTAGCATACCACAAAAATCACCAGAAGGGTCAATCATGAGAACAGAATCACCATTCCAACTACTAGAAAGAGTAAAAAAAGTAGCTATGGAATGGGTAAATGCTGGACACAGAAAGGGGTCTAACAGTCATAATGTTTCCGCCACTATTTCTTTAAGAGAACATGAGTGGGACCCAGCAGGAGAATGGATGTGGGAAAACAGAAAACACTATAATGGTTTATCCGTTTTACCATATAACGGTGGGACATATAAACAAGCACCATTTGAAGACATAACAAAAGAAAAATATGAAGAAATGTTAAAATCTTTAACTAATGTAGATTTATCTAATGTAATTGAGTTAGATGATAATACTGATTTATCTGGTGAATTGGCTTGTTCAGGGGGACAATGTGAAATAGATGTGGATATGAAGTCTATCGAGGATAAAGAAGTGATTGAACTAGATGAAGCATAAATTTAGTAAAGAAATATTATATCATTTTAATTGTGGTAAATGTAATAAATGGTGGTCAATTGCTGACTACCATTTGTTTTCTAAAGAGGTACCTAGTTTTATAACATGTCCCCATTGTGGACACAATGAAGAAGTAAAAGAAGTAAAGAATGAAAAGAAGTGACGATTGGATCAGTGAACTACACTATAAAGAATTTGTTAAACCTAAACTACAACCCAAAGACTTTTATTGGGAGAGTGGTAATATGGTAATGACAGAAGAATATCATAAAAAAAGAGGAAGTTGTTGTGGTAGTGGATGTAAACACTGTCCTTTTTCACCTCCACATATTAAAATGAATAGAATACTTAGAGACAATCTTAGATAAGAAGTCTTTACAAATTGAATAGAATGATATTTATAATAAAGAATTATATATGGCAGTAAAAACAATTAATATTGACTTTCCCTTTCAAAAGTCACCAGTCGGTAATTTTTTGAAACTTAATCGTACTTCACAACGTGCGATAAAGTCAGATTTAATACACTTACTATTAACAAAAAAAGGTGATAGACTTTATAATAATGATTTTGGGTCGGGATTGTACACTTTTCTATTTGAACCAATAGACGAAAAAACTGTAACTGATATTAAATTAGAGTTGAACACCTCCATAGCTAAATATATACCAAATCTAACGATAGATGAGTTAATAATAACAGCAAATGAGGATGCTAATCATGTTAAAGTTAATATAGATTACACCGTTGTTGAGTCTTCTTTTGCACAAAGTGATAGTGTCGAAATTATATTATAAAAATGTCAAAAAATAATAGTATTAATTATAACGCCCGTACATTCGTTGAAATACGAACAGAATTAATAAATTTTGTTAAACAATATTATCCAGATTTATTTAGTGATTTTAATGATGCCTCAGTAGGTCAAATGTTATTAGAATTAAATGCGGCTGTGGCAGACATGTTATCGTTTAATACTGATAGAACCTTCCAGGAAACACAAATAGAGTATGCACAAGAGAGATCGTCCTTATTGTCTATGGGTAGAACCCTTGGACTAAAAATACCTGGTGTAAGACCTAGTATGTGTTTGGTCGATTTTCGTGTTACAGTCCCACCCCAAGGAGATTCATTTAATAATGACTACGCACCAACACTAAGGTATGGTTCAGAAGTAGAAGGAGGGGGACAAATATTCCAGGTTGATCAAGATATTGATTTTTCTTCACCACTATCTGCGGGAGGGATACCAAATAGATTAGTAATACCAAATAAGGATAGCAATCAACTTATTATTTCATATGACTTAGTAAAACGGGAAGCGGTAATTAATGGTAAAACTAAAATATTAAAACGTAATGTTAGACCACAAGACTTAAATCCTTTTATGGAGATAATTCTACCCGAAACTAATATTATAAGTGTAGAACAGGTAAAAATGGTTATAGGGTTAAATGCTTCCGAACCAACACTAAATGAATTTCTTGAATTTGAAAATCGTTTTTACGGAGTGGACTCTTTAGCTGAATCACAAGTCTTTATTGAAGATAAGGTTAGAAGTTCAGATAATAGTTCGATTAGACCAGGAAAATGGGTAGAGGTGACTAAAAGATTTGTCGCGGATTACACAGATAGAGGTTTTTGTAGGTTAACTTTTGGTAGTGGAACCGCTAACGCAGAACCTATTAACGATTATATTAGTAATGCTTTCTCTAAATCACAAGTACAAACTTTAATTAATAATACAAGTCTAGGTGAATTACCGTCGGCTAATTCTACATTATATATCAGATATACAGTGGGGGGTGGACAACAATCTAATATCGGACCCAACGTGTTACAAAATAAAGGATTGATTAATATGTTAGTAACTGGAAGTGACGCCACTAACAATGCTTTAGTTGAAACTTCTTTAAGGATAAATAACGTAACTCCGGCAATTGGGGGTGCAGACACTCCTTCTATTGATGAATTAAGAAACTTAATTAAATATAATTTTGCTTCACAGAACAGAGCCGTAACAGTTAGAGATTATCTGGCTTTAATTACAAAAATGAGTAGTAAGTTTGGAGTACCCTTCAAAACAAATGTTGGTGAGAGACAAAACAAAATTGAAATCTCTACTTTAAGTCTGGGTCCAAGTAGAAAATTAACAACAACGTCAACCCAGACTCTAAGAGAGAATATGTCTAGATATTTAGCTAACTATAGAATGATTAATGACTATGTAACAATTACTAATGGGACGATAATCAACTTAGCGGTTGATGTAGTGTGTTATGTCAATAAAGACTACAATAAATCGCTAGTAATAACAGAGATAATAACAAAAGTTCGAGAGTATTTTGATGTTAGTTCCCAAACCATGGGACAAAATATTTATTTATCGGATTTATCTAAGGAATTAAATTTAATCGAGGGAGTGTTAAATATAATTGAAATGAAGATTTATAATCGTGTTGGAGGTCAATACGCTTTGGGGCAAGTAACACAACCATACTCTAACGATGAAACATATGAGATTGATACATCTGGGAGTCTTACTATATTCGGAAACTTTAATACAATGTTCGAAATAAAATACCCAAATACCGACATTCAAGTAATAGTTAATTAAACTCGTTTACTTTTCACAAATAATTGATAAAATAATATTTATTTATAAATGAATCAATGGGAGAAAATCGAGTAATACGTATAACACCAAAACCAGGGGAACAAAAAATCAATCTAAACCTAGAACAGGATTTTGATTTTTTAGAGGTTATGAGCTTAAAAATAACTCAAGCTGAGACCTATAGAATATTTTGTTCCAATTACGGTGTTGTTGTGGGTAAAGTAACCTCTAACGGAGGTTTCCCAATACAAAACGCTAAATTATCAATTTTTATTCCATTAGATAATGAAGATTCTGGTAATGCACTTGTAACTACTATATATCCTTTTGTTTCCCCACATGATACTCTAACATCGGGTAAAAGATATAATTTATTACCTCGAGATAAACAAGTTAATACACCGGGTGACCATACACCAGTAGGTACTTTTCCATCAAAATACGATATAATGTCAAATAAAACATTAAAGTATATACATGAAAAGTATTATAAATATACCACAACTACAAATGAAAATGGAGATTACATGTTTTTTGGGATTCCAGGAGGTACCCATATTATTCATATGGATGTTGACTTGAGTGACATTGGTAGTAACTCTGTAATACCACAAGATTTAGTAAATCTTGGTTATTCCGAGACACTGTTTTCCGGTCCAGATAAATTCAAAGACTCCAATGATTTAGATCAATTAGCACAATTAGTGGGAATAAATAAAACAGTTTTCATAAGACCTTTCTGGGGAGATGCTGACGAATGTGAGTTTGGGATAACCAGACTTGATTTTGACACGGCTCGTTTTGTTTCACCTAAAGCTTTTTTAATTGGTAGTGTTTTTACAGATGGTGATTCCTCCAAAGTAGACGCCGCCTTTATTCCTAGGTCGTGTCAGGGTGATGATATTTATAGTAATTCTGTAAGTGGTAATAAAGCGGGGGTTTCCCGAGTTGTTAATGCGAAAGATTTACGTACACCAGGAGAGGTAGAGGAAGATGGTGCACTTGTTGGACATAGAGGAATTATTGAGGCTGTTAGGATTACAGAGGGTTCTGTACCAAACAGTGAAAACATTGAATATGTAGGAAAATGGTTTACTAGAGAGGATGGAACCTTCACAATAGCTTTACCACTAAATAGAGGTAAAAAATCATGGGACGAAAATGAACAAGCATTTGTGGATGACGATGATGGATTCCCAACATACGCAGATTACCGATTTATGTTTTATTGGGAAGGACAAGGTCCAGATGATTTTGAAGATGATTTTGTAACCGGACAAGAAGATGTATTAGTGGCGTCAGCTCATGGATATGAAGGAAATGGATCAAATTTTTCTTGGTCGGACCCAGGAAATGTGTGGTCAACCTTAAGTGGGGTGATAAATGGAACTGAGGATTGGTATGTTGAAAAATACGAGTACAAAGGTAAAAAGAGGGCAAGAGAGAATAGAGGAATTATTTTTGCACCAAATTCAGTAATACCATCAGATAATATAAATACCGAAGTAGAAAATAATAGATATACATTTTGGGCGGAACCAGAATTAGACTGGGATCCAGGCATACCTGTGTTTAATATGGATGACCAATTTGGTAATAACCTACATTTCTACAGAAATTATGCGAGAATAAGATTAAGTGGTTACTATACTACGGAACAATTTTTTAATTTAATTGGTGATTATGATATCGCAGTAACTGGTAAACAACCTCATGGTTATGATAGTACTGGAGTTAATGGAGAATGGTGGAATGGAACTGGGGATTTAACTTATCCAGATTATACTTCATCCCCAGATTGGTTTGGTAAAAGTATTGGTACAAATCCATGGATAATTTCTAGAACAGAAATTTCTCCCACAAGTACTGAAAAAAGACAAATGCCAACAAATTACATATTTGATAGATACTATAGAAAAGACCCTAGAGTAAAAGGAAGATTTACTGATGGTTCTAATGAAGTGGTAAATAATGTACTTAGTAAGGGAGGATTTGTGTCAAATTACTATATGGTACACACAGGTGTTTTGGCCGAATTTAATGCTTCAATACCAATGCCATTACAAGATGAATTTGGTGGTTGTGCAGGTGTTACAGGTGGATATAACCCTTCAAGTGG